GACTATGCCCAATCTCATTGTCATAAACCTAATGATTTTAGTTTTGCGTATTTTGTAAAGTCAAAGTGGTATTATCCCCCTCTTGTTTTTACTGATAGTGGAAAAAGGATTAGACCTAAAGAAGGAACCTTTGTTGCTTTCCCTGCATATCTAATGCATCATGTTCCTAAACATAGATATAATGGTACTCGTATAACTCTATCAGGTAATTTAACAATAAACAGATGAAGATAGCAATAATTACCGATCAGCATTTTGGTGCTCGTAAAAATTCTAAACTATTCCATGACTATTTCTTAAAGTTCTATGAGGATGTTTTCTTTCCTACCTTGGAGAAGGAGGGGATTACTACGATTGTTGATATGGGTGACACCTTCGACAGCCGTAAAGGTATCGATTTTTCTGCCTTGCAATGGTCAAAAGTAAATTATTTTGATCGTCTTAGAGATATGGGATGTAAGGTTCATACTATAGTTGGTAATCATACAGCATATTATAAGAATACAAATGAAGTAAATGCTATAGATTTACTTCTTAGAGAATATGATAATGTAAAAGTATATGCAGAACCTACTGAAATAAAAATAGATAAGTTAAATATTTTGATGGTTCCTTGGATATGCCAAGAGAATGAGAAGAGAACGTTTAAAAAATTAGAAAAGACTAAGTGTGATGTGGTGATGGGGCATTTAGAACTTAATGGTTTTACTGCTACTCCAGGTCATAAGATGGAGCATGGTACTGAGACACCTATCTTTGAAAGGTTTAAACGTGTCTATTCTGGACATTTTCATATTAGATCTAATATAGGATCCATATATTACTTAGGAAATCCTTATCAAATGTATTGGAATGATTGGGATACTACAAGAGGATTCCATCTTTTTGATACTGATACATTGGAACATACTCCTATTAATAATCCATATAATATCTTCTATAAGATTTTTTATGATGATACACCATATCAAACCTTTGATACTAGAGAATATGAAGGTAAGATTGTAAAAGTTATTGTTCGTAAAAAAACTGATACTAAAAAATTTGAAAAATTCATCGATAAGCTGTATAATTCTAATGTAGCAGAAGTTAAGATTGTTGAAAATTTTGACTTTGGTGGATGGTATTTTACAGATGATGATGAAGCATTTGAATCTGAGGATACCATGTCCATTCTCAATAGGTATATTGAGGAAGCAGAAATAACTCTTGATAAATCTAAAGTATCTAAGATGTTACAAGATGTGTATCAGGAGGCATGTGAGTCTGTTTAATGTTTATCTTAACTATTGCTGGTAAAGAGAAACAAGGTGCTTATTCTGTACCAGATGGAGAAGGGGATCAAATCCTTTATCTATTTGAAGAAGAAGATGATGCTCTTAGATATGCTATGATGTTAGAGGAAGATGATTACCCTGAAATGCATGTGCTTGAAGTTGAAGATGAAATTATGATTAAAACTTGTGAATCTCATGGATATAACTATACAGTTATTACATCCAATGATATTGTAATTCCTCCAGCAGATCATGATTTTATTTGAAAAAGTACGTTGGAAGAATTTTCTGTCAACAGGAAATCAATATAGTGAGATGGAGCTTAATACCCATTCTACCAATTTAATTGTTGGTACAAATGGTGCTGGTAAGAGTACAGTATTAGATGCTTTAACTTTTAGTTTATTTGGTAAACCCTTTAGAAAGATTAATAAGGGACAGTTAATAAATTCTACAAATGAAAAGGATTGTAATGTAGAGGTTCAATTTTCTATTGGAACAACTGAATGGAAAGTCGTAAGAGGTATTAAACCAAATAAGTTTGAGATATGGAGAGATGGTAATTGTTTAGATCAATTTGCTAATTCCAATGATCAGCAGAAGTGGTTAGAGCAGAATGTAGTTAAGATGAACTATAAGTCTTTTACTCAGATTGTTATCTTGGGTTCTAGTGCTTTTATTCCTTTCATGCAATTGACAAACAATCATCGCAGAGAGGTGATTGAAGATCTTTTGGATATTAAGATTTTCTCTTCTATGAATAATGTTATTAAAGAAAAGATACGTTCTATTAAAGAAGAAGTAAAAGTTCTTTCTCTTAAGAAAGAATCTTTAACCGATAAGATTGAGATGCAAAAGAAGTTTATTGAAGAAATAGAATCTCGTGGTAAGGAAGATATTGAAGATAAGAATGGAAAGATAAAGACTTTGCAAATTGAAGTGGATACTCATATAGAACATAATGAGTTAACAAATTCTAACATTTCAGATTTAGTAAAAGAACAGGAGAAAGTAACAGGTGCTACAGAAAAGTTAAGGAAACTTGGAGGATTAAAAGGTAAGATTTCTAATAAGGTATCAACCATTACAAAGGAACATAAGTTCTTTACAGATAACACGGTTTGCCCTACATGTCATCAAAACATACAAGAGGACTTTAGAATAAATAAAATCGACGATGCTCAAAATAAAGCAAAAGAGTTGCAATCTGGTTATAAAGAACTAGAAGAAGCAATTAAAAACGAAGAAGAGCGAGAGCGTCACTTTACTGCCCTATCGAAGGAGATTACTACACTAACGCATGGCATTTCTAAAAACAATACTAGGATATCTGGGTGTCAACGACAAATCAGAGATCTTGAATCGGAAATTCAAACAATTACCGAACAACTTGCAAACAGAAATACTGAGCATGAGAAGTTAACCACCTTTAAGGACAATTTAACAACTACATACGACGACCTATCTTCTAGGAAGGATAATACAAACTATTATGATTTCATGTATAGTTTGTTGAGGGACGGCGGAGTTAAATCTAAAATCATCAAGAAGTACTTACCTTTAATTAATCAACAGGTTAATAGGTATCTTCAGATGATGGATTTCTATATTAATTTTACACTTGATGAAGAGTTTAACGAAACTGTACAGTCTCCTATCCATGAGGATTTTTCTTATGCTTCTTTTTCTGAAGGTGAGAAAATGAGAATAGATCTAGCCCTCTTGTTTACTTGGAGAGAAGTTGCTAGAATGAAGAATAGTGTCAATACTAATCTTCTTATTATGGATGAGGTATTTGATAGTTCGTTGGATGGTTATGGAACTGAAGAGTTCCTTAAAATTATTCGTTTTGTTATCAAGGATGCTAACATATTTGTGATTTCACACAAGACAGGTATGGACGAAAAATTTGATAACGTGGTAAAATTTGAAAAGGTAAAAGGATTTAGTAGTATAGTATGAAGATTTTAGTTACTGGTCATAAAGGTTTCATTGGAAGTCATGTATATGATTATTTCAAGAATGAAATGAGTGATGAATTTGAGGTGGATGGTATTGATTTCCCTGATGATATAGGAGATTTTAAAACTGATACGATATATGATTGTGTAATTCATTTAGCTGCTTTTGCTGCTCTTAGAGATAGTATAGAGAATCCTAATAAGTTCTGGGAGAATAATGTAGAGAAGTCAAAACCTATATTTGATTATTGTAGAAAGAATAATACACGTTTACTTTATGCTAGTTCAGCAGGAGCACATGGGTGGTGGATGAATCCTTATGCTATTACCAAAAAGGTAAATGAAGTGCAAGCCCCTCCTAATAGCGTAGGAATGCGTTTCTTTAATGTATGGGCAGAGAAAGATAGTAGATCTGATATGTTGTATAGAATGCTTCAGGAGAACACTGCTAAGTACATCACAAGGCATGAAAGAGATTATATCCATGTGAAAGATGTTGTGAGAGCAATTGGGTATTTGATGCCAAGTACTTATAATGGTCCTATTGATGTAGGAACTGGATGGAAAACTTCTATCTTAGAACTAGCGAAGGCAATGGGTAGAGATCTTCCTATAAAAGAAGATACACCAGGAGAACCCGACAGTTTATGTGCTGATACAACTGAGTTACGTAAATTGGGATGGTATCCTACCATTAATATAATGGATCATCTTAATGGCAACGTATAAGCATTCATCTGGAAAGAGATTTCTTTTTGTTCATATCCCTAGAACAGGTGGGAGATTTATTGAGGTTAACCTGGAAAAGAATGGATGGGAAGTAGAACCAATTGATCAATATGGTATTCCCCATTATCAACATTCCTTTATAGATGATTGTGAAATTGCACATTTTCACAGAGATCTTTATAAAAAATATTGTGATATAGAAGGTATAGAACAGATTGCTGTTGTTAGAAATCCTATTGATAAATTTTTCTCAGCATCTACTTATCTTATTACAGTATATGGAAAAGAAATACAAGAGAAATTGGAAGACTATGATCAGATGGTATCTATTATAGAGAACTTTCCTATGTCAGAAACTCTTAGTTGGTGGAGACCACAGGTAGATTTCGTTACAGACATTACTCATATATGGAAATTTGAGGATGGATTGGGTACAAACTTTGGAGATTGGGTGAGTGAGAAATTGGGAGTTCCTTTTGAGATTGATA